CCGATTGTGGGTCGATACCCTGCGAAGCAAGTAGTTTCATATACTCATTCCATTTCTCCTCATCTTGTTTAGTAACGGTCCTTTCACATTCATTCCAAGGTTCGCTATAAGATATAGAGGATTGGACAGCACCCTGCAGGTCCGACACACTTTCAACAGATGCATCAGAATCCGCGTTTGGGACTGAAACTGTATCTGGTACTGGTGAACAAATTGAGCGTCCACACTCACCACTACAAACTGACTTATTATAGTTTGCTTCTACTAAGGGACGGGCGCCAGTGCCTACTTCGGCATTGGCGTCCTCACAGATATTTAAATTAAATTTACATTTACAATTATTACCGATCTTTTTATGTACAGACTGTTGACTCGATCATGTCAAACAGAACGAAGTATTTACATTTGGGCAAGGTGTACCCGTCTCTCGACTCCCCGTTGGGGACCTTTCTATACGCAAAGCCTACATCTACTCTACAAAACACATAAATCTACAATAAACATGGTATCCATATACGTATATTAATTTTGCTAACCATCAGATTTAAAACTGGGTCGGATTTAACGTCTCCGAAGTGACGGGTGTGTACTTAAATAAGGGGTGGCAAGTCCTCAGCGACTTCATCACTCCTATAAGTTGCATTCCAGTTAGCAACTCTGTCATTATAATTCTGGTCCAATCCAGTACACATGTGAGCAATACCAGCACGAGTAGCAACTTCCTTCATTAGGACACGTTGTTTCTCATACTTTTCTTCACCATGATTAAACCATTCTCTTAATGCACCATCAATATTTTGAGCACATGCATGTTCCTCAGTCAACGGACAATTCTTTCCTCGCATAAAACAGTGCAAGGACTTATAAATAGATTTGTCTAAGAGGGCTCCTACATGAACTCCTAATTTAGGGTGCCAGACACTATCTCGTTTAAGAAACTCAAACTCTTCGGCAGGGAGAAAATCCAACAATTCTGATTCTTTATCAGGCATAGTATAAACTTGTCCATATTCAGCAAGGAAGTGAGAACACTCCTTAATATTGAACTTGTCAACGCCTTCTTTAACTGAACCAATATTGTCATCTCCATATGTCATAGCAGCAACATTTTCTCTAAACACTAGACGAGTCTCGAAAGACTCTGGTTTATATTGTGTGTAAAAGAAACATCGCAAATTTAGAGAGCCGCAGATTCCATTGATAATGACAGTCAATGAATTACCGCTAATATGAGTTCCTTCGGTGAGTCCAATAAGATCACCATTGAAAGCAATATAGGCAAACACGATGTCGCCAGTCATAGCTTCCATGATTTTAATGTCTTCCTCAGTATAATCACACAGTCTCGCAAAATCAATTAAGATTCGCAATGCTGCAAAGATCAACTGTGAGGGCAACTTTTGATCATACTTACCGTAATCACCGCCAAACAACCTATCCATACCAAATTTCGTTGCATGTTCATGAAATTCTTGCCACTCAGGACCATGGGAGTTAATACCCACAGCACACTCTGAGACCAAAGGATTCATTTGCAATACACGAAGTAATGGCAGATAGTATTTTCTAATGAGATAAGTTAGGGACAAAGCATTGCCATAAAAGATACGGCACTTGTCCTTAGCCAAGATTTCATCCTTCTTACATGCCTTGGCAATAGGATAACCTCTTTCACCTCGTCGATAAC